ATAACAACTTTCCTCAGAATTTCGTGGTAAAAATATTCAAACATAAGACTCTACTAAACTCTTCCGAATGGGTTTCTTTCCGTGAAGTCGAGAAGATCATCACCCTCAGATTGAATTTCGACGTTTTCGTCATAACTACTTGATGGGGTTGTTTCTTCAACGGTAGATGATTCCTCAGGAATATCATACGTGTTATCTTCGACTAGTGGATTATCACTAATAGTATTTAGTATAACAATTTTATGTTGTGCTCCAGAATCTTCACCAGTGATAACTTCACCATTAATAAAATCACCACTTAAGTTTGATAGACGTAACTTTTTGGTTCCAACATTCCAAGATTTAACTCTCCCTGTTACTCCAGAAGTTCCAGTTACAATTTCATTGTATTCAAAGTTTCCAGTTCCAATTTGGTTTGGATCTCCAAATGTAATTGTTGGTGCAACTGTATATCCAGATCCCACATTAGTGAGTCTAACCGCAGTAATAGTGTTATTAGAATCAGTTATTGCTCTACCAGTTGCCGTTGTAAATCCTGTTGGTGGTGATGAGAAAGTAACAGTTGGTTCATCCACAAAGTTAGATCCAACAGATGTAACTGTAACAACTCCAACTGCACCAAAGGTGACAATTCCAACAGTTGCAGCAGCACCAACTCCAGTATTATTTCCAGTTATTGTAAGCATTGGTGGTTGGGTGTATCCAGCACCAGGATTTGATAATTCTATCCCTTGAATGGTTAAGAACCTAGTACCACCAGAACCATAGGTAGTTCTTCCAGTAACGATTCCAGAGGCATCTACGGCACCTGTAGAGGCAGTAGAGGTAGATACTCCCAGTATTGTTGGTGCATCGTACCCATATCCTGCATCTGCTAGGTAGAATCCATTCAGAGCACCATTGACTACTCCAGTATATGCAGCAGCAGTTTCTCCAACACCAGCAGTAGTGAATGTTTGAATATATCCTTGATCTGTAAAGTTATCGTCAATAGCATCTACACCAGTATCGACAACTTCTGTAGAATATCTGAACAGTTCGCATTTCAACTCATAAACATAAGTTTTTTGGAGTTGGTAAAAAGGTTGCTCATGCTCAACAAATTTAATTTCAAATAATCTATCACCAAATGGGAAATAGATTAAATCACCTTCCTTTGGTCTAGTTGCTAACTCAATGTTTGGGAGATCTCTAATCAGAGGTGTGATATATTGCTCATACCTTTCCTTAGAGATGATTAGAGTTAAATCATCTAGGTCTGTAATACCAAATTTGGACAGTAGTGTTCCTTGTCCATCATATCCATCATAATTATTGACATATGCCTCAATTGGATATGCACTAGTAAACTCTGATTGAATAACTTCTTCAATTACAGTATTTTTAGTTAGATATTGCCTTGGGATGTAGTATACTTCTACACCATACATCTTCAATTGTTCATTGATTAGGTCTTGAACCAGATTCTGTTCACCACGTGAACCTTGTTGAAAGTAGGGATTTAGCATAGTATCAACCGATCATATCTAGAGGTGGAAGTTCATATGTTGACGACATTTTCTCTCTAATTCTTTCAAGTTCTCTTTCTGCATCATCATACATTTGACGACCATTGAGTTCAACACCACCAGGAAGTTTTACACCTTGAAATTTCATAAGATTTTGACCCCATTGTCTTTTTACAAGGGCAGTTAAATAAAGTTTTAGGAAAGAATCATTCCAAACTTGACTGAACGTACTTGGATCAAGTAATCTCCAACAATCAATAATCAAATAATCATCTTTAGCAACTTGACCCCAATCCATGTCAATGTATAGTCGATCTTGTCTCTGATTAAATCTAAAGTGCTTAAGTGGATTTAGTAGATAGTCAATATCAGAGAGTTTTGATTGGACCATTGAATATTGTAAAAGATCAATAGAATCCCAATTATAAAAGTCATTCAAGAACAACTGATATTTCACACTAAACATTGATCCACTAGTTGCAGATGATGATTGAAGTCTGAATATTTTATTTACTCCAGTAATGGCACTTGGAACTGGTAGATAATTACCATTCTCTTCATAGGAAAATGATGATGATGACCCAACCGTTTCTGTTACTGTTTCGGTTGTAATACCTGATGTTGAAGTACTACCTCTAGATCTTCCTCGAACTATATCATCTTCTGTTATTTTATACTTTAAATATGTCCTAACTACACCATCAAAGTGTCTCTCATGAAAATATTGCAAAGCATCATCAACTAGATCATCAACTTGCTCATCAGCAACATTGATTTCTAGAACAGGAGCACCTAATTGTCTCTTGACATAGTTAATTAGATCTTGTCTAGATGATGGTTGTGCCATTTTATTACGGTTTAAAATTATTTAGGGAGAAGAGGAGATACCTGGTTGTACCAGAATATTTCCATCTGCAATTCTATACGTTGTTGTTCCAGAACTTACTAATATATCGTAATAATATCTTCCAGAAGTTAATGATCTAGTGTCCGATGCACCCATTGAAATTTTAAATTGTCCATTGGAAGCACTTGTAAAACTAAAATCAAATGTTCCATGAGCATACATCGTTGAACCGATTGCTACACTTTTGGTCATTTGAGCGGAACCCGTCCAACCATCAAAGTTATATCTTCCACTACTCATATCATAAGTAGTAAAATTTACTTTTAAATCGGAACCTGGGTAAATTGAAAAATTTACACCATATGGTGCATTAACATCTGGGTTGAATGTTATTCTTTGATTAGACATTTGAGAAGATCCTTAATTTCCTTGAGATCATCCTTGACGGATTTTACATCATCTTCAAGAGTTTCCATTCGTTTCAACTCCCTCTTTTTATGTTCGAGGGAGTTCATATAGTTTTTATATTCTGTCATATTGGTGCTAACAATTGCATTTGTTGACGAATCACGATATAAATCCGAATGATTTTCTACTTTCAAGTACATATTATGCGAATGCGATTGCTCTTAGGTCACGAATTCTTGGTGGGTAACACTGGTTGGTTGAAGTTCCAACTAGTTTTACACTGAAGAATTTGAATGATGGTAGATTTTCAATAGTAAAGGTGTAATCTTTGAACGTTAGTGACGCAGATTGGAATCCTTTATTGTCTGTTGGTGGAACCAACTTATCTGGTCTACCACTGTTCTTGGCAGAATCAACTACCTGACCACTTTCAAGTAAGTTATCATAACCAGGGAATGGATAATAAATTAGTGATTCTGTTGGATCACTAGTTAGTGCATAAAATGCTCTAATATCAGAGAAGTTGTTGATATATGCGGAACACAGCAACTTAATATTTGTTGCTGGAATTTCGAGACCAATTGGTTTGGTAGCATACACAAACGAACTAGGATCGTCTTGAACAGTTGCAACACGTGAATCGGTTACAAAGTCAGTAACTACATTATTAACTCTGTTGGTGACGAAAACACCACCAATCCTGTCTAGATCAATCACAGGAGATAGTCTAGAATCGAATGATGTCATGTTGAGTTCAAGTTCAAATGATCTGTTCCCTGGTAATGTTGTTAGTAGGGAATCAGCATTTTCTTTAGATGCAATCATTCTTGGTGAATCGAAGTAGTTATCATCCTCAAGATTAATTGCTTGATATCCAGCATCCAAGAATGAAATCTCATTACCATCAATACTAGTTGCAGTAACAGTTCTTGCTCTTGAAGTCAAATTAGTTTTTTGGAGAACCATTGATTGTACAATTGGTTTCATAACTTCATAATGAATATTTTGAGTAGCATTTGTACCCTCACCACCAGTAGATTTAGTCTCATTTGCATATAGTGCTGGGAATGAAGTAGAAGAAGATCTATCAATACCATTTGTTGACATATCAATTTTAATGGTGTAATGATCTAACCCAATATCTTCACCAATAGTTGCATCTTGTAGTGAGTGAGATTTGTTGATTCTTCTTAGAGAAACTCCACCAACCTCGTATTTTTCAACAATAGATTGATTTTCATATGCACCACCGAATGTGGAATCAATACGTCGTGTAATTCCACCAAGAGTATTTCCTACTATTGATGTGTATGAGATAATTTCATCTTCAATTTTAACGTAACCTGGATTCGTGGTTCCAACTCCAACACCTTCAAAGTTTTCAAAGTTGGAAGCATCTGAAATAATCAAGTCATCAGTTGCATTAAGTAGATAATCACCTTCCAGTCTTACGACAGGAACATCAGAAGAAGCACTATCAATAACGACATTATTTGTATCTGAGTGCATACCATGATTTAGATGGTTAACCTTAATATGTAATCCATCAGTTACTATTCTTGGTGC